CTTTACTTCCGGGTTTGCGCATAGTCTCCCCGCTACCAGCTTTTATTCTGCGTTTTTTAGCAGCTATGTTGGCATATAATCCACGTCTAGCCATGACTAAGCCTTAACTAACTTGTAGCCTTTTGCTTTAGCTGCAGCACGAAGGGATGCAAGAGTCATTGCTCCGCCTTTTGCTGCACCTTTAGCCTTGGTTTTACCGCCTCGCTTATAGCCCTTTGAACCCATGGCCATACGTGTCTTGCCGCCTTTAGACATGCCCTTGGCTTTCATTTTGCCGCCACGCTTCATGCCTTTACTCTTCATCATCATCTTCTTCATAATCGCTCTCCGCATAAAGATTGTTGAACACCCGTGCTGTATCTTCTACATAATTTGGGTCTTGTTTAGAATGGTGAACCCACTGACTAGGAGTGAAGTCCGGTGGGCCATCGCCCGTTACAAACCAAGCAGGGTTCGTTACCCTTACTCTGTTATTTGGCAGTGCAACTATGTTGCCTGTCCACTCACCAGCATCCATCAATTCTAGCACGTGGCTTTGTTTGTGTTGGGCTGGGTCATCTGCTACTTCAGTGTCTGTGTAATCAATTGTGAAGTAATATTTCGCTGGGAAGAAATCTCCGTCTATCTTAGCCAACCACGGACACGGTGTTGCTCTATTCAAAACAAAAACCGAATGATGATGTGATTGACAATCCCACGGTTGAGCTAAATACGTTGGCATGGGTGTAGGCCATTCTTCGAACGGTGTGTCACCTACAAGGGCTGTCAAAGGCATTCGTGCCCACATAGCCCCACCGTGTACATTCTCTTCTTCATCACACCCTGTAAACAAGACTTGAAAAGATAGAGTCTTCATTGGTAGGGTGGTTACTGCTATGACCATGGCATGAAGAAACTCTCCATGATAACGGTCAAAATTAGTTGTGTATTCTCTGCGTACCCAAGCTTTAAAATACGGAATATTGCTTGTAATATAATTCATGGTATATCTCCCGGCAGGTTTACACGCTTATATCATGTCGTTGCCGGGATGTCAAGGGGGCAAGTTGCCCTGCCCCCAGACAGTTATTTAGGCAAAGGATGCTGCAGCTTCGCCAGAACCAAGCTCTGCAACGACAGCAAACACGCGAACCTTACCGTCGAATGTTGCTGTATTAGCAATCAAGTCGATGGTATCAGCAGAAGTATACAGCTTTGCTGTTCCTGCAGCGTTATTGATTTCGTGGCCTAGAGCAGTTCCTGACAAGGCAGCAACATACAAGTCATCATCGGTATCATCACCTAAGTCAAGGACAGGTGAACCAGTAGATGCTACGGTCAAAACTTCAACACCTGCCATAAGAACAAGTGTGTTAGCTTTCATTTCAAACACCTCAACGGAGTCTGAAGTAGTCAAGCTAGTTGAAGAGAAGTCCAAAACAACTTCGATGATTTGAGGCTTGATGCCAAGAGGGACACCAGCAACAGCACCAGTTACGGTATAAGTAGCCATATCTAAGTCTCCCTATTAATCAAGGCTAACAACGGCACGGCAGATTGCCTCTGGACGTAATACTTTACGACCAAAAACATGCAGACCGCGAACGATGTCGCTAAAGGTTTCAGTTGAACGTACAACTTCGGTCTTCGCAATGTGCGAAGCAGTTGCAGTTGAAGAGAGGTGACCTGCAAGGCAGATGTTCTCTGTTCCGTCAGTTGCCAGACCAGTCAAAGTTACTTGGTCAATGCCACCGTTTGACACGAGAGCAGTTGACTTGTAGCAAGTAAATCCGGCAATATTGCCAAGTGATACAAGGCCGTTCCGCAATGGAGAAGTTGCATCGCCCGTTACTTGGACTTCTGCGAACTTGCCACCTGCTGAGAACAGATGCTTGTAAAACAATGGTGGTGCAACGAACCAACGATTTTCTTCTGGGACAGTTTGCTCATCAAGAGCAGCAGCCATGACAAGCATCATGTTTACTGCGTTATCACCGGGCGTACCAGTGTTGATGTTCAAAGCAGTTCCCAGAGTACCAATGTTGGCAATCTGTGCAGTAGAAGCACCAGTTTCACCAGTCAAACCAGCATCCGAAGCCATTTGGGTAAGGATGTTGGAATCGTACTTACGCTTTAGAGAGTAAGCACCTGATGAAGTAGCCAATGCTTCAAAGTTTACATGAGAGTGACGCTCTTCGATGTCGTCAATCTTGAATGCAAATGCGTTGGCTTGGTCAACAACCATAGTTGTTTGGTCGTCAGCCAAGTCTTGTGGGTTTACAACTGCACCACGCGCATAAGAAGAAACCGTAATTGTTGGTTCCTTAATAATGCGAACAGTGTCGCCAAAGTTCTCAATTTCCCCCGCATAATCGGTATTCGTAATATCTTCGGCAACCGAAGCGCGACGGAAGAATTTAAGGACTTTTTGGCTAAAAATTTCCGGTGTAAAGTTACCGGAAGGCAGGTTATTATGACCTGATGCACTATTAAAAGCCATTAGTCTTTTCCTTCCTCATTTGAGGTTTAAGAGTTATAGTCGATTCGCCCTTCTACCCGTGCTGCGTCTATGTCAGCTTCCGCTTTTTCAAACTCCCACGGTTTCATCTTGGCGATTTGTGAAGCTTTCCAAACCCTTTTTCCATCTGTAGCAGTTGTCTTTACATCCCTAGAGGGTGTTTTTGTAACAGCTTCTGCAGCGGAAGCAGTGGATTTAGTTTTCTTCTTTGCTGAACCTGTGTCAGCTTTGTAGAGGTCTATGACCCGTGCCGCCCAACGTGCATCGGTATTGTTCTTATAAATACCATCTGCAATAGAGGCTGGTTGCTCTTCTAACCATGTAAGGAACTTTTCTTCTGATTTAAGTTCCGCGAAATCTGGCTGGAGTCTTAGCAGTTCCTCATAGGCTTTCTGCTTCTCCAGTTCTTTTTCACGTTCCTTAATAGTTCCCAACTCCTCACGTAGTTTTGCAACCTGTGATTCGGTTTGCATACTTGAAACTGTCTGGACCACGTCGAACACATCTGGGTATCGTTCTTTGAACTCTTCCAGTTCTTCCTGTGTTTTTGGTGGAGTGACACCTCGCGGCATCTCTGCAGCTCTATCTGCCATTGTTTTGCGAAGGGACTCGATTTCTCCTTTGAACTCGCCTACCTTCTCATCATAATGACGTTTCAAGTCATCATACCTTTTTTTGTAATCGTGGTTTTCTGAAGCGTCCTTCTTTGCTTCCACGAAACTATCGCCCGTTTCTTCTTGCTGAGTAGCCGCTTCCTGCTGGTCTGCGGGGTCAGCCTCTTGGGCTTCGACTTGTTCTTCTTCGTCCTCTTTGTAAACTTCCTCGCGATATTTTCCACGATACAAGTTTTCGTTGTTCACGGTTCCAAACGAGTCGTTTGCTTTGTTGGCACGGTGGCCTCTTGCTTTTGCCATTTTGTTTACCTCACTTGCGGGGCCACATGGCTGTGGGTAGCCGCTCCGGTTGTGCTGGGGCCACAAGTTTGTGGGTAGCCAGCGGATTAGTACGCGGGTGTTACACCTAGCATTTTATCTAGGAAGCCGCGTTCATATTTTGGTGTTTCTCTGCGAGGAACATATGGTTTATTGTCTGACTCTATGCGAGGTGTTACATAGGGTTCGTCTACCACTGCTCTTTCAAATAATTGTGTCGCGTAGTCCTCTGTCATAAGTCTGTTTAAAGATTGATAAGCTTTAGCAACATCCTCAAGGGGTATGTTCTCTATATCATCTTTAAGTCCTACATAGCTTTCTGAACTTCTCTCTCCCTTTCCAAAATAATATCCGGTAGATTTTTCACGGTCTGTAGAAAAAGGAGCAATCACTGTAGGATTTTCTAAAATAAGTTGTTGTTTTTGGTCTGGAGTTAAGTACAGTTTGTACACTCTATCAATTTCTCTCGAAAAAATTCTTTTTATTTCATTTCCACGGTCAGAATCTGACAACTTCCTAAAAGAATCTTCAAAACCTTTTGGTGCTCTTTGAGACTTTTCAAAAGTGCCTAGTGCACTTTCTATTTCACTCTTCATATATGCTTGGCCTACCACACCAACAATGTATCTATGTTCTGCACTCTGTGCACCCCTTCGTGCTGGTGACAGTGAACCAACATCTGATGCTTCGTCTAAACCTTTAAATATATCCTGCAGCACAGTGCCAGCACTATATTCAGGAATATTTAAAAGTATATCTGCTCCCTTGTGCATCAATTCGTGCGCTAAAGTTGCGTTATATGAACCGGAAAATCTGCTAGATTGTGCCGTTCCCCCAAATTCTGTTGGACTTCGCATTATAATACTACTGTCTGTTATTCTAGGTTCGTTAGCAGCCCTGTACCTAGCGTACCTTTCACTAGAGCTTACCTTATCATCCCCGTAATAAGGGTGTTGAAGTAGAGTCGGCCTATACTCACGTAACCCTCTACCTGAGTAGAGTCCTAGTGGATTATTAGCATATAGATATTTTATTCTCTCTTTGGGTCTTAGAGTTGTAACTGTGTCACTCAAAGTTCGTGTATCTCTAGCTGCCGCTTGTATGAGCTTTTTCTTCAGCCTTAGAAGCAAACTTTGGTGTAAGAGACTTTCTTCGATGTTGTGCATCTAAAGGACTGGCATATGCTTCTTCGTATGTTTCTTGGGTCATACTATCACCATATTCATTAACGTCACGACCCCCTAAAATTGAAGGGTCAATAGCAGCCTTGATATGGGAGTGGCCTACGTCACCGCCTCTATGAAACTTTTTTTTTGAAATAAAGCCCCCTTGATTAACGGGCACTGGACGGTCTGCTTGTGGCCTCTGTGCTTCTGCCCTTTGGATACGCTGTTCGGTTTTACGCAGCCCTCTGTTGTTAATTTTTTCTAGGCGGTCTTCGCCAATGATTTTTACTAGGTGCGGAGCTATGGTTACTTCGCCGCT